AGCATGGGGAAAAAAAGTTCCCGTAGCGCGACCCCCCCCGCCCCCGGTGGCCTCCCGTCACTATATAGTACTTACCTACTACACACAAAAATTGTACTTTTGGGGGGTAAAAGGGCAAAAGCAGGGTATTTGAGGGGAGGAAGCTGAAATTAGCCAAATGTTGGGAGAGAAGGGGAAGGGAAGGGGTTGACCGGGGAGGTGGATAGGGGCTAAGTTGGTAGTAGAGAGGGAGATGAGAGAGGAGAGAAGGTTGGGGAAAGGGACAGATTTGGGTATTGGAAGGGCTGGAAAGGAGTTAAACCCAGGGAGAGGAGAAAGCAGCAGTACAGAAATAAGGTTCAGATCGATTCTCTGGGGACTTTTACTCCTTATAGGACTCTCAGGACCTTCCTGCCATCTAAATTGCACAGAGAGCCGCACAGAAGCTCTGAAGGGTACTTCTGATCTGGATATCCGCAAGGATATTCTCACCAGGAGTTACAAGGTATATTGTTCTGGATCTACGGGGAGTGGGTCTTTGGTTTATGAGAATGTGATGGTAACGGCCTGGCATGTGATTGAGGATTCGGTGAGGTATGGAGCGAGTATAGGATGTTCAAGGGAGGACAGGGAAAGGGAAGAGGTTTTGTTCGGATATGGGGATATCATTTGGGGATGGGAGGTTTTGCATCAGGATCAGGAGAATGATATTGCGATATTGAGGAGACCTGAAACCGGGGAGAATGGGAGAAGGTTATGGAAGGGGAATCTGAAGGGGATTGAGCTTGGAGTCCGGGTATATTGTTCAGGGTTTCCCTGGGGATTGGGTCCGGTATTTACATCGGGATATATATCGAAGATGGTGGGGAACAGGGAGTATTTGATTGTATCGGTGAATGCATTGCCCGGGTCATCGGGATCGGGAATTTATGATTCAGATGGAAAATTTGTTGGAGTATTGGTCCGGGGCATAGTAAATATGGGGACATGGAGTCAGTTCATATTTCATGTGATCCCCTTGTTCAGGGTGGAAAGTGCTCTTGAAGATTTGAATCTGAATTGAGGAGAAGGTAATGCCCAAGTTTCTGGAAAAGATGAGATGTTCCTGTGGATCTGCCATATTCACCAGATCGGAGATTATTGTGACCGATCCTGGAAAGGTGAGTCCCACAGGAATTGATTATTTGAAATGTTTGGTCTGTCTCCGGGATTTGATTCATGACCGGGATAAATCTTTGTTAAGGGGTGTTACCCGGGAGGAGGGGAAGAAATTTCTTGTGGAGATTGAAAGGGTGATCCGTGAGAAACACGAGAAAGCCAAGGCGCAAGTGGCGCAAGCGGCGCAAGCGGCGCAAGCGGGAACACCCGATACCCCCACCCCTACCATCATCACCAATACAACCACCCCGATCCTTTCGACGGAGAGGTATTCTTCTTCAACGGATCCAGATGGAAGAACCATCCATGATTGAGTATATGGTACTTGCCCTGATCTTTTCCCTTCTGTTTATTGGATCAATGACTCTGGGGATTTTCATTGGATACAAGCTTTACAAGTCTGCACAGAATCCAAAATGGTTCCGGCCTCCTTCTGCCACTGAAAGGTCACAGGCAATACGGGAGCAGGCTTCCGAAGACAAGAGTCTGAAGGGATTCATGGATGCCTATCAGAAGGGAATGTTCATGACCCAGGGGGATTACATGAAGAAAAAGAAGGAAGAAGAGACAAATGTCTGATTACGAGGATGGACCGAATCCGGAATATACCTCCAGAAGGTATCTGGAATCGGAGGAGGAGATCGACAGGAACGATGCTCTCCAGAAGGCCAAAGATTATGTGGTCAAGGGAAAGAGGGCCAGAGGACTCAAGAAGTTTCTGGATGAGGACTGGTTCATATCCAAGCTGTACAACTGGGTGGAGAATGCAGGGAAAGAGGATATGAAGATGGATGCACTGATCCGTCTTGGACAGCTACTCCACGGGTTCTTCCGTCCTTATGACAAGCAGAAACCACAGGTGGCCGATGTAACCTTTACCGAAGATGTACCGAAGAATCTCGATGGAAAAGCCTAAAAAGAAAAGAAAATATACCCACAGAAAGAGAACTCCTGAAGAGGAGAAGATCTATCGGGATCAACAGGCGGAGAAGGGGAGACTCCGCTGGAAGAAACATTTCGAGCAGAAGAAGGCGGAGGAACTCCAGAAGGTTGCCCAGGAATCAAAGCAGAGTCGGTTTAAGGAAGTAAAGAGAGAGGTCACCTATAACCAGACTCCGGCACAGTGGAGATTCTCCGAAGCAATCAAGGGGGGAGCGAGGGTGATTCTTTTCCTTGGGGGTATCCGTGCAGGCAAGACTTTTGCCGGGGCACGGGAGGCTCTCAAGCAGGTCTACAAGTACAATCGTCTTCCCAATCTTGGATGGATCGTCTCTCCCACCTATCCGATGAGCCAGGTCCCCGAAAGAATGTTCAAGGCTCATGCCTCCGATCTTGTTGCAAAACAATTGAAGGGTGAACGATGTTTTTTGATGGTCCCCCCCAAATCCATGCCCAATCATTACTACCGGGTGGAGGTGAAATCAGCAGAGGAGCCTGACCGTCTTCGTGGTCCTTCTCTTGGCTGGATCTGGATAGACGAGGGAGCCATGATCTCCAAGGAATGCTGGGATATTCTTCTGGGTCGTGTGCTCGATTCCAAGGGGATTATTTTTATCACCACAACTCCAAGAGGAAGAAACTGGCTGTATGAGGATGTATATCTGCGTTCCCTCAAGGATGAAAATTATGTCTGTATCCAGGCACCCACTTCCCAAAATCCTCACCTGGATCAACAGGAAATACAGAACCTTCGGTCGAGGTATTCGGGAGAATTTGCGAAGCAGGAACTCGATGCGGAATTCATGAGCTACGAAGGGCTTGTCTACAAGGATTATAAGCCCATCTTTCATCAGACGGATCGAAAGGAAATCCCGGAAAATGCTCATGTCATCTGTGGAGTTGATTTCGGATACAACGATCCCTTCGTCTGTCTCTGGCTGGCCAAGTGGGATGGTATCTGGCATCTGGTTGATGAGCATTACCAGTCGGGCAAGACTCTGGACTACCATATCCAGGTGATCAATGATCACCCTCTTGCCAAAAGGGTGGAGAAGTACTGGGCCGATCCTTCCGCTGCACAGCAAAGGGCGGATATGCGCGCTGCCGGTCTGTCCATCTATCCGGCCATAAGAATCCATGACAAATCTTCCCGGAGATCAATCAATACCGGGATACAGGAAGTCACCCGCTGGCTGAATCGCAGGGCAATCAACGGGGATCCCATGTTTGAGATCTGGAAGAATGCGATCAATACACACACCGAATTCATGCAATATCGATATCGGGAAACGGTGAATACAAACTCCGGGGAAACACCCATTGATGATTCCAATCATGCCATGGATGCTCTCCGGTATGCACTCTGCTCAGAGGCAAAGATCTCCGGAGATTTCCGTCCCCGGTATCAGGATGATTCCGGTCAGATCAAGATTCTTACTCCCAGGGAGAAGAATAATAAATATCTGAATGAATATTTTGCAGAAATGGACAAGAAAAGACCTAGACAGACGGGATCCATGTTCCCAGAATGGTTAAGTGAGTAAATAATTATGCCTATCTACGTGTATAGGTGTCTCAAATGTCAATCCGAAACGGAAATCTTCGCCAAAATGGAGGAGATTGATGATCTCCGCCTTTGTAAATGTGGCAAAGAGATGGATAGACAGCTTACTGCTCCCAATATTAACGGCGGGACTTTATCTTCTGCTACCTTTGAGAAATATCGCAGGGCCTTTGGGAATTCGGTGGATAATTGGTCCTCTGTTACGGATATGGATCGGCATATTACAAAGAAGAATGAAGAATTTGGGTTGAATATCGAACCTTTGGGGAATAACTGATGAGTCCTGATCTTACTCCTCCATCCCTGGTCGGGACCAAGGGTATGCCTGATACACCCGCTCCTGCTTCTGAACAGGAAATATCTGACCAGATCTGGAAAAAAATCCGGAAAGCAAAGAAATCCAAGAATGTATTCTCCCGGGAATGGGAAAGATTCCATTCCCTCTATGCCGGGAAACACTGGGACAAGGCCAGACCGGAATGGATGGCGGAGCCGGTGATCAATCTCACCTTCTCCACCATCGAAACCATTCTGCCCATCCTTACGGACAATCGTCCCCAGATATCGGTCATCCCTTTCGAGCCGGAAGATATTAACATTGCCAGGGTGCTCTCTGAGATCGTCCAGTATCTCTGGGAACACAATGACATGGATATCAAACTTCCCAAAGTGGTCAAGAATGTCCTGATCTTTGGAAACGGCTTTATCAAGGTGGACTGGGATCCCAGTGCCAGAAACGGTCTTGGGGAAATCAGGATGACCGGGATTGATCCTGAAAATATCGTGGTCGATCCCAATGGGACTGATGACGAATCAATCAACTGGATGGCACATATCCAGAATGTCCCGAAATCAATCGTTCGGGCAAATCCAATGTGGGCGGACAAGGTGGCCATGACAAGCAATGCCGCCTATGACTCCTCCTTTACCATCCAGAGAAAGGTGTCCTCCCAGGGGACAAGATCCGGATTGAAACCTACCCAGTATACCGATACCCAGAAGAAACAGGCTTTCGATTTCACCGATTCTCCGGGGGGTATGGCCGATGAGGACAACCTGGTCACCCTTGTTGAAATATGGGAAAGGGATCCTGCTTCCGGAGTGATCAACAAGAGCGTTCTGGCCAATGATGTCCTTCTTGAATCAGGACCCTCTCCTTTCAAACACAACTGGTTTCCCATCGTTCATTTCCTGGATTATCCCACAGGTTGGAACTATTGGGCCTCCGGTGAAGTCCAGCATGTTGAAAAATTGCAGCTTGAGATCAATAAACGCCGGGGCATGATGATTGATATCCTCAAATTCACCTCCATGCCCATGCTTGTGGTCGATCCAACCTCTGGAGTGGACTATGAAAACATTGTCACGCGCCCGGGGTTGGTCATACCGGCCATAGGTGGACCAGGCTCGGTAAGCTGGCTCCACCCGCCCCGGGTGCCAGGTGAACTCTTTGCCATGAATGACCGGGATAAAGCAGATTTCGATACCATTCTTGGGAATGTGGATGTACTTCAAGGGAGAAAACCTGCCGGTGTGGAGGCTGCTGCTGCCATTGAGGCTTTGACCGAAGCGGCCAATACCCGGATGAGACTGAAGGTCCGGTACATGGAGGCTTCCCTGAGACAGATCGGTCGTCTGGTCGTCTCCATGATCCAGCAGTTTTACAATACAGAGAGGGTGATCCGGATTGCCGGAAGGGATGCGGAAACCCTGCTGGACAAGGAACTGGATTTCCTTTCAGTCAATTCTCCAACCGGGATGGATCCGGATGGACAGATCGCCATGGAGAATATCATTCCTCCCGATTCAGAATTTGATGTCAGGATTGGTGCCGGATCCACTCTTCCTGTAAGCAGACAATCAAGATTTCAACAGGCTTTGCAGCTCTTCCAGGTCGGGGCCATCGATCAGGTGGAGCTTTTGAAACATTCAGGATGGCCAAGATTTGAAGAAGTGATTGCCCGTATGGAGCAGCAGAAAGAGGCACAGATGGAGGCCATGAGTGGTGCTGGCGGGGAAGAAGAAATGGGGGGAGGTTTGTAAGATGGATCCTTTGGATGAACTTTTTTTTGGTGACGATGACGACGATTTTGAGGAGGTATTGTGATGCCTATGGGAAAAAAGAGTGGGAAATTCAAAAGTCCGCTCTATGCGGGGGGGTCTACTCCTCCTGGTCTTCCTTCTTCAGCGGATAATCAGAAAAAGGGTATGGTCGGTCCCAGTGGTCTGGGTGCCTCCAAAAGCCCTCCTGCGGGACAACTCTCCGCTCCGAAAAGAGGGAAAGGTGATTTGGTTTCTCCTTCCAAGGCACTGCCTGATACAAGCAAGTCAAAGGGAAAAGGCGGTTCCAGGGTTAGAGACTGATGGCCAAGGCCAAAATTACAGAGAGGACTGAGTCAGACTTTTCTGCCTTGATCGAAGCTCTTTCAAGTCTTCCTCCGGAAGCTCTCGCAGGACTGATCGGCGGAGGAGCCGGTGAGGCTCCCATGGAAGCTGGCTTTGATATGGAAAGACTGGGAATGCGTGTTCCTCCTGAAGAATTTGAGCCGGAGCCAATTGATCCGCCACCTCCTCCTCCCGAACCTCCGCCCTGGCCGGTCGATGGTCCACCTCCGGTTGGTCAGCCCGGTCCGGGTGCCCCCACTCCCGGAGGAGGATCCGCTCTTGGACGTGCGGGTTTCAGTACTCTTCCTCCCGTTCAGACGGGACAGTTTGGGATTCCGGTCGGGGGAATGATGGTCAATCCTGAGTTTTTCATCAACATGAGAAATCATTTTGATGCCATGGCCAGTACGGATCCACGCTTGAGGGATGAAATTCTTCTTGAAAGCGGTCCTGCTTCTATCAGACAGAGATTGCTCAATACTTCCGCGACAGAGCCTGTTGCCGGATTGGATGCTTTCCTGGGGAGAGGTGCAGGAGTACCTGTTCACATGAGGACTGATGGACATTAAATGATTTCACCCAGAATAAATCTGCTCAGGGGAATGGCAGGATTGCCTTTTAATCCCATCATGCGGGAGCCTGAAGATGTTCTTTCTGCTGTTCCTTTTCTTCCTCCGGAGATTCCTTCTGATTTCTATGAATCATTGGCGGGACTTGCAGCAGGAAGATGGGGGAAGGCGGAAAACTTTGTACCTGGAATGGCTCTCCCCACAGAGCCTGATATGATCGAGGATGAACTGGATTTTGATCTTGGGGAGAGTCCATTAGGCTTTGTATGATGTCAACCTATAAGGTATATCCACCAAAGGATAATAAAAGGTGGGTTGTGATCGGGGATCGGGAAAAGGAAATATTGAAAGTCGGATCTGTCCTGATTCTTAAAGATTGTGAAGCAATCTGTGAACGAATTGACAACAAGATGGAGTGTTATATACTGGTAACCGGAGCAC